CAGAGTGTTGTCTTGAACCAATTACTACTACAGCAGTATGTTCCTCTTTTCTTGATGAAAGTGTTGTTGTCCACCATTGTCTAGTGTTTTCTCTTGCACCAGGTTGCATTGTTGTTTGATGGTCTTCAATGTCATCAGCAATAATTAAATCACAGTCTCTTGATAATATTTTTCCACCTTTACCTACTGCAACCATAGTTGGTGATTTAATACCGGGTACTGTTCTTGTACCTACAGTAAATTGATTTTGAGACCAGTTCTTTCCTGACCTATTCTCAGGTTTAAAGTTTTTTCCTGGACCACAAAAGTCTTCTATTAATCTCTCATTTTGCTCTAGGTGGTCTAATACAGAACTAACAGCATTCTTTGCAATATCTTCGTTTCCACCAACCCACATGATACGTATGTTCGGGTTTAACATAATCTGATAGACAGCAAAATGTATTAACAGTTCTGTCTTTCCATGTCTTGGGGGGCTTAATATTAATAATTCATTACCTTCGTCTATAGCATTAAGGATACTATTAATCCAGTTTTCGTGAAAATCTGCAGTTTCATATTTCTCTCCAGTTTCCGTTGCAAAGTACTTAGAGCGGAAGCTAGAAAAATTTTTTAAACTCTCAGTTGCTTCTTCAGGTTGCGTCCAATCATACTGCTTTGTTGCTGTAACTTCGTCTAGTTTGTATGCTGCAAGCATTCTAGATACCGTAGCGGAACTAACATCTAAAACATTAGCCACACCAATAACGGTAATGTCGCCCTGGGCTAGGGATTCTGCATATAAAGCTTTGAATTCCTCATAATGTTTGCCCCTACGTACACTTGCGTAGTCGCCTTCGTCAGATTTATAAGTCTGGTTAATTGGTTTTTCATCAATTTTCTTATTATGACGCTTTGTTTGTGCCCAGGTTCTTTTATTACATTGTTCTGAACAAAATTTACGTTGCTTGCCTGATAGTCTCTTTTTACAATTAGGTGCCACACACACTAAATTTGGCATAAAAATCTAATCTCCTGTAGATGGTTGCGTAGATTTTATTATAGTGCTAGAGTATCGTATATTACAAACACTAGGAGCAATTAAACAGAAACAGGTGAAGGTGCCATCGGGAGGCAGAAAGCTTAAGACTCGTAATAGTGTAACGTAGAAACGCAAATTAAGTACCCAAGAACTGTTAAAAACTCTTATTAAGACCTATAAAAAAGATGCCCGCCCCTGCCCAATAAGACTACAGAACACCAATGACTACTTACGTTCTATAGAATTACCACCATATTTTTAATGACATACGTTAAATAGATGACAGACAAAGATTTAAATGGGTAGGTCAAAGATATATGACATATATCATAGATATATGACATATTACTACCCATATAAATCTCTACATACAAGGTATGTAGTTGTTTGTAAACATATGTTATAAGAATATATCCATACAAATTTATATGGACCCATATAGATTAAATTGATACCCTTTTGTATGGATATATACATTATATAAACATATGTTTAAAACAAGAGAATGAGAGAGTGTATGTTGTGCTATGTCCCAGTCCTTTTTAGTTTCACAAGCAACAAACTATGTTTTCTGTCTCATTCTGCTTGACATACATACTCTATGATTTTATTGTGAGCCACCCTTTTTCCACTGCGGGCACTCGTGGGGGTGTCTATGCACATAAATGTGCATCACAATATAAATCATAAGGAGTATGATATATGTCTGAAGCAGAAGCTACAGAAGCTAAAGCTAAAACATATGTTTGTCGTTCTTGTGAGGAAACTAAAAAGTTAGGAACTAATTTTAAGTTCGTTACTTCTTGGTTTAGCAAAAAGTTCCAAGACTGGGACAGTCGTGAGACTTGGGATAAAACCCTTTGCGCACCTTGCGGAATAGCACAACATAGCGTTGAGTAATGCTTAGCGGGAGTTTAGGAGACACTCTCTCAATCAGTTTTCCTAACTAAGACATTGGTAGTAATTAGAGATAGTTGCTACCATTTGTCTTTTTTTCTTAAAAAAAAGTAATTAGCAAAGTAAGACGGAGAGAACGCAAGCGTCGTTCCGACAAGGGCACAAGGCCCGCTTGCTTAGAAAGGATATTATGTTAAGAAAGTTAAAAATAATAATAAGTTGGTTTTTATTTGATAAATGGAACAAAGAGAGACCATATCATATTAGGTTAAAAGACTTATTAGACGTAAGTTTAATGAATGAGGAATATGATGAAATGCAAGATAGAAAAGCAGAAGGGAATTATTAATGGCTAAGTTCTACTTAGATAAAAAGCAAGTTTCGCCAAGACATTGGCGTTCGGTCGCCCTTTCCCAATTGGGCCAGCCCAATGGGCGACCTAGGAAAAAATAATAAATATATAATCCAAGTTGAAAGTCCAGCGTGTAAATTAGTTTGCGGACCTTGAACATATCTATTATCCAACACTTTAACACCATAATTGCATAACAATTAGGTTTTGAAGGGAGAGTGTTGGTTAATACATAGAAGGAGAGAGTGTGTATTTGGTATATATAAATAATAAGTTTGTTAAAGCATTTGACTTTGATTACGACGAAGACAAAATTTATACAGCTTATAAACATAGATATCCACAAGAACAGATAGAAATACTCACTGGATGAGTAAGGCCGGTCGGCTTGTTCCAATACGGGCCAAGCCCGCCGACCGACCATAAGTTTTTATATCGATAATATAAAGTATCAGAAAAATAAGTACGATACGGAAAGGAGCTACACGTTGCTAAAACAGTACGCAGGTACACTATCGAACGTAAACGAAGTGATACTTACAGGTGCATTAACAACAGTGACTACTGACGGTAGTCCTAGAGTTGGTGTTTCTAGCAAAACAGGTAACAAATTTATCAATGGTATAAAGTTTGTTGCTGACGGCAGACAAAATAAGCAAGCTAGTGAAACTTGTGTTGCATATGGCAATGAGTTAGTAGATGAAATCGAAGCATTTCTTAAAGCTAACCATAATGCTGAACAACCAAGACCATTCGGTAGGCTTATGATACGTGCAAAATTGCAAAGTAATAACTATACCGATAGTTTTGGTAAAGCAGTGTACAAGAATGAGTTAAATATTCTTGATATATGGCAAGCACCAACAAAAGTCGATAACGTGTTCACTTATACTTCAGAAGAAGAATAAGAGAACTAGCACTATATGTAGTATGTCTAGCAATAGATATGCTACATATAGTATGTTTTTTCAATAATAAAAAGGAGAGATAAATTGAAGACGGAAACAAATACATATAGTGCAGGAGCTATATTAGATTATCTTCCAGAAATCACACGTAACAGAATTACGAACCTAGTAATTCATCCACAACACGATGATACACCAAATAGAGGCGGTGTTTCTTTTGAGTTAGAAATGTTAGGCGTGAACATTGGGTACTACGTTGTACATAACTGGAAAGATTTATTTGATATGCACGCTATTAATTTAGATAATGACGAAAAACAAACATTAAATAATTTGTATGCAGGAGATTTCATAGCTACATTTGAGGAGCTAGAAGTTATGCACGCAAATTGGAACCAAATGTTTCAACCTAACATTGCAGAACGTATATTAGAGGAAGAATAATGTACGGAGCAAAAGTAAGCATTGAATTACTTGATTTAGGTAACACAGTAGATGAGGCTATTACAAAAGTTAATGAGTTTCTAGACTGGTGTGATATAGATAGCACACATCAAGGTTACAAATATGAAACTACTAATTATGAAATAACAGTAGATACTAAACAAGCAATTGAATGGTATAATAACCACGTTCTAGAGGAGGAAGAATGAACGACGGAGAAAAAGACGATTTAGTTAAGGACTTAATCGAAACGCTAAATAATATGCAGAGTAAGATTAGTTTATTAGCACAAGGACAATTATTTCTATCTACATATTTAGCTGATAAATTTGGAAGTGAATTCCAAAAAGAATTTATTATGGCAATGCTAGAGGACGATAATTTACGTAATGATTTTACAGAATTTATCAATGAAACTAGCGACGATGATATGAGAGCTCAAATGATTGAAATGAACGAATGGTATAGGGAGGAGAAAGGTGCCTAATATTTGTTACAACACAACAACTATGCACGGAAGAGTAGAAGACATTGAGAACCTACTTCAAGATATAGTTGACATTGAAGATGACAATGTATTATATAATTTAACACTTGCTTTTCCTATACCAGAAGCAATAGAGAAAATATCATCAGGTGCAATAACTATAGACGGAGAACGACATAGTGAATGGACATATGATGACGAAGGTAACTACGTTGCATTAACTGATGAATATAAAAAGGAACTTATAAATAAATACGGTGTTCTTAATGCTATAGATTGGCAATATGCTAATTGGGGCACAAAATGGGGAGATATGGACACAACATTAAGTGTTGATAATACTCACGGAAAAACTAGAACAGTTGTATTTAATTTTGAGAGTGCTTGGGGACAACCTTGGGTATTGCTTCAAGATATAGCTAAAAAGTATCATTTAAATATCAAAAATGAATGGCAAGTTGAATTCGAATACGACTTAGAAACAACTGAATATCCTATGGATGATGTCATTATTGAAAAAGATAAAGCATCATTTAGAAAGAGCTTATTAAATATAAAGAATATATTAAAGGAGAGTAAAATTGGAAGAAGATAAATGTTGTAAAGACGTTAATGTTGTAGAACAGCAAGAACAATTTAATGACGAAGTTATTAAGCAATTCCTAAATATAGCTGAAGTGTTAAAGAAACAAGTTCAACTTGTTCAACACGTAGCTGAATATGTAGGATTAACAATCCCCAATTTAGAAGAAGAGTAAATAGCTAGGGCGTATGTAACAGTACGCCTTATGGTATTTATACCAGCGATAAACTTCCGTCCAACACGGGACACAGAGCAATCTGAAAGGAGAACTTGACAGTCCCCAAGGGAAGGCCATGTGGAGCAGCTATATGAACGCTGTTGAGTAGTAGCAGGTTGGTACAATACACTATGTATAAGTCGGGACTTCGTGAGCCCCAAGGTACAATGTCGAAAGCATAGTTAAGTAATTGTACAGTCGTTATGTCAAACATTAAAAATAATGTAAATAATATAAAACTCTAGGGGACGACAGTCCCCAATAGAGTTAGAAAGGACATATATGGATGAAAATCTATTAATGAATGAGTTAGATAGAACTTGGGAACAACTAGACCAACTACCAACTCATGAAAAGATTAACGTACTGCAATGGACAATTGTTGACGTCAAAAGATGGGCACTTAATGACGAAGTTGATGATAGAGTACAAGGTTATGCAGCAATGCTTGACGAAGCTATACTTTATCAGATAACAAAAGCAATTAACAGATTAAACAGTGCAGAAGAACAATAATATAATTGGAGAATATATATACGTTGACGGAGAACGTGTACATATGTCTTGGTTAGAAGAAGAATAAGTTTTGGTAGTGTGAGTAAGAGGTATTTCATAGCCCTGTTGTACTTACCGAAAACACTACCATTTTTTTTACTATGCTGGGCAGCGGTATGATAAGGTATGGTCGGCATCGGAGCGGAGAGCATCGGTTAGGTAAGGCACTATATATTGAACGCAATGTATAGGTGCTTACGAGATGAAAAGAAATAGTAAGTAGGGAGAGTGGATTACTTCCTTTATTCACTTATACATTGCTTGAGTATATAGATTTAACTTGGTACGCACAGGATAGCTGGGGTCAGGTTAGGTTCGCTTTGCAATGGCTTGGTAAGGTTACGGGCGTGATAGGTCAGATATAGAATTTCCCCTTTGAAGTGCTATATACCTGGGTTCAATTCCCAGCACGTCCACTCAAACAAATAAAAAGCGAAAGCAGAAAGGAGATTGCATTGGCAAAACTCACATTTACATCACCAGTTGATGTATATACGTTTGAAATACAAGGTAAAGAGCCTGGTGTTATGTTCAATAATCCATCTATGATGGGTGCGAATTCAGGCGAAGTCACACAAACACGTAGTACTAAAAAGTACAACGATGAGGATGAGGCTGAAATGAGAACATATAGGAATGACAAAGGTAACTTAGTTGTTCCATCAGCACAAATCAGAGCTTCTATATTAGAAGCATCTAAAGCTTTTAAGTTAGGTAGAACTAACTTAAAGACTCTACTTAATCACTTAATGATTGAACCAGTTGATAGTTTAGAACTTAAATCTATGTCTAATCGACCTATTAAATCATATAACATTGATAAACGTAGAGTAGTTGTCTCACGTGCAGGTGTTATGCGTGCTAGACCAGTTGTTCCCCAATGGAAACTAACATTTAGTGTCGAAGTTGACAGAGAATTAATGGAGAATTCATTGCAAGGAACATCAGTACTTGATGTGCTTACGAAAGTAGTTAGCGACGCAGGTAAGAAACAAGGCATTGGAGACTATAGACCACAAAAAGGTGGTTCATTCGGTAGATTCGACGTAACTAACGCAAAGGAGAGTTAATGACTACTGCTGAAAAACTTAGTAAGGAACGAAAGCAAAAGGTAGCTAATAAAGTTATGGCTAATAAAGCTAAACTTGTTAAAGCATCTGGAGCTGATGAGCTTACTAATTTAAGTTCGCTTGAATGCGACGAAACAATATACCCTAGAACTATGTTGCAAAGTAATAGAGTAAATATCTACAAAGACGCTATGAGAAATGGCGACGTATTTCCTGCAATTATAGTTGAGTCTAGAAAGGGTAAACCAACAGGGAGAATACTAGACGGTTGGCATAGATACGAAGCTGCTAGACAACTAGGTAACAAACAGATACCTGTTAGATATCTAGAGACAAAAGATGATAAAGAAGCAATAAGACAATCATTTATCCACAACATGGAACATGGTTTACCTTATTCAGCTATTGAAATCAAACAATATGTCAAGACAGCAGATGAATTAGGTATGTCAATGACAATAATATCTATGGATATTAATAAGCCTGAAAAGAAAGTACAAAGTATCATAAAGAACTTTGGTACTTCTACTAAAGGTACTGCAGTACCCTTAAAGAAAGGTCTTGGACATCTTAAATTAAATAAGACAGTCACGAAGGCTCAAGAAAACCTGAACAAGAAATGGATAGGACAAAGTCCTACTACTTATGTTCGTTTGCTTATCATGTTCTTTAAGGCAAATGCATATGTCAATTTCAAAGAGCTACCAGTTCTTAAGAAAGAAATGGATAAGCTAGTTGATACTTGGCTTGAGTTGCGTAAGCATCTCTAATCTAATGGTCCATGAGGGACACGAATTTTCGTGTTCCTTTATGGGCTATCACCCGAAAATTCTGAAAGGAGAAACATGACGGAACATTTTAATAGTTGTGACCATGACGGTGACCATGATAAGCATAATGAAGTACATCAATTTATTGAAGTACAATCAAAACGAGATTCAGAATATCACGTTACATTTGCTTACTTTAAGAAAGACGTAGGTCCTAAACTATTTGGTGGAAGTATGGGATTTGCTAAAGATGAAGACGATGAGGTACTTGTATGTATCTATTCAGTAATGGCACCTGATACTTGGTCAGCTATAACACAAGCAAAGAAAATAGACTTTGCTAGGAAAGCTGACAACATGAGTAACTATATACATATACTTACTGACACACCACCAGGCTATGATGATATACCATTTACTTATGAAAACTTAAATGATTTCAGAGAATATATGGTAAAAGAAGGTAACTTTGCAGAGTTTCTATTAATGGAACCTACGACAATACAATGTGTTAAAGCTAACAACGTTAAGTTAGCTGAAGAACAAACACAAAGCAATGTATTAAGAGAACATCTTAACGTAGCTGATGACGTAGAAAACTGGTTACAGGAAGGTACTAATGGTAATAAAGAAGACGAGTCTGAGTAGGCAAGAACCACCTGCTGCGGGTTTAAATAAAAAGGGCAAACGTCCACAAATTTTAACTGATGATAAGGTAAGAACTTTATTGTCAACACCTAATGTATGGTATGTAATAGCAACAACTGATACTTGGATATCAGGAGTTAAAGCAAACATTGAGAATATGACTCAAAGAAATATAGCACACTTAGCTGGCAAAGGTAAGTTCGTTATATCACAAAGAAAGAATACAGACGGAGATATAGATATATATTGTAAGTTTGTACCAACGACTATGGAAGGAGAATAATGGATTGTTGGAAATTAGTAGCAAATGCTATTGGAAATGCAGACAGAATATTGTTATACGGCCCACCGGGTACAGGTAAAACATATGCAGCTGCAACAAATGCAATTGGTTACACAATGGAAGGTGAACCAAATGTATATCAAATAACAATGACGGAAGATACAGCGTCAGCTAACTTGGAAGGTTTCTATAAACCAAGTTCAGACGGTGGATTTGAATGGCATGACGGTATAGCAATACAAGCATGGCGTAATGGTGGTAGGTTAGTAGTTAACGAAATTGACCACGCATCACCAGACGCAATGACATTCTTGCACGCTATATTAGATGACAAAGACATTGCACAATTGACATTGAACAACGACAATAAGGAAACTGTAAGACCAGCTGAAGGATTTACAGTCATAGCAACTACAAACTCTCTACCTGAGAGCTTACCTATGGCCCTTAAAGATAGGTTCCCTGTCAAAATTAACGTCAATGAAATACATCCTAAAGCTTTGGAAATGTTTCCAGAGGCTTGGAGAAGTATCATTGTAGAAACATCTTTATCAGAAGATATGGACACTAGGCTATCTATTAGAGCTTGGCGTGAGTTCTTTGAACTTATAGGTAAAGGTCTTGATAAAGAGACTGCAGCTAACCTTATCTTTGGAGATAGAGCTGATGAATTATTAGACGCAATCATATTATCAGACGAAGTTGATGACAAAAACTTAAACAATATGGAGCTTAATAATGAAACGAACACCTAAACATAAACAAAAACTACCATTTCCTGCAATAGTTACAGGCGACGGTGCTTGGAAAGTCTTTGAAGATAACAAACTACCACGTACAAGTAACTTATCAAAGGAAATGTATGTACCTTTAGGCGACAAATGTGAAGATTGTGATTCTTATCATGACAGAATGGTAAGACGTCATGAAATGGGTCATGTTAAATGGTCACCTAAAACTATAGGTAAACTTGGTCCAAATGAAGGCGAAACTTCAGTAGAAGCTTGTGAAGAAGTACGTATAGGTTACTTATTATCACAACGTAAACTACCTATTAATGATTGGATTATGTGTGAAAAAGACGCACGTAAACGATATGAAGATATGCTTTTATCTTGGTCAGAGTACGACATGATATGTTATATGATGGCTAGCATGTGGAATTCTACAGGTATGGAAACATACGGTGACACACAACCTAACAATTTAGAATGGCGTGCATTACTTGACACCGTTGAAGAACTTAAAGAAAGAACTGAAAACGGACATAGTTTATTGACAACATTACGTAAAATGCAAATCAACTTTGCTATAAGTAAAGCACAATGGTTCTATAAAAGAATTACTACTAAAAATAGAAATTCATATGGTGGTGATAGGTATTACAAACCTACATATCGTAAAGTTAGACAAGTAGCTAAAGAACTACATGCATTGTATGAAGACTTTAGCGACGTACCAGAATTAGAAGAAGTATATGAAGCAGAACGTCGTAAGGCGGAAGCTGCGAAGAAATCAAAGTCTAGTTATGCAAATATGGATGACGGTAATAGTGGTGAAGGCGAAGGTGAAGGCGAAAGTGCACAAACTTTAGCTGAAGCACAATATAATACCAAAATGGAACTTATGCAAAACATGGGTAACATGAATTACAATCCAACAGCTGATTACTCAGGTGCTTGGGGTATTATGAAAGAAATTAAAGGTCCACTTCAAGTGAACCTACAATCACTACTTAAGAAAGGTCGTGAATATAGACCTATGGATTACGGGACTAATCCTAAATACATTAGTAGATATTGTATTGATAAAAAGATATTCAAACAAAAGCAAAGAACTTATGGTGGAACAATATTAATTGACGCATCAGGTTCAATGAACTTTAGTGGTCAAGATATACTAGATATAATGTCAGAACTACCAGCTGTAACTATAGCTATGTACAATGACAGATATGACGGACCACTTGTAGACGGACAATCTAGGTGGGACGTAGGTGTATTACGTATTATCGCAGAAGGTGGTAAGCGTGTAACACAAGAATACCTAGATACACATTCAGGTGGTGGTAATTTAGTTGACGGACCAGCATTAGATTGGTTAGGTAAACAACCACCAGCTAGAATATGGGTATCAGATATGTACGTATTTGGTAGAAGACAAGATAACTCTGTAAACCTACTTAAAGATTGTCAACAAAAGTTAAAGAAACACAACATTACAAGGTTGGCTGATATCAATGAAGTTAAACGCTTTGCATTGGAGATAAATCAGCTACAATAAATTCTGAGAGTGAGAACTCTTAGAATATATCATATATACATATACATATAAGATGAACCTTGTAACTGGCAACAGTGCGAAGTCCTCCTTTCCTTTGTAAAGCAGGGTTCATCGTATGTATTTCAATACTTTCATGAGTAGAAAGCTACTTAAGGGAGTCTCATGATTAAGCTACACTAATAGAGTCTCTTAACCAAACAGACCTACGGAGTAGCTTGTAATATATAAAGTGTGTTACAAGGTACTCCGCTTCGGCTTGGTTAGCAGGGCTAAGGTCGGGTTCGGTGCGGAAAGGTGAGGCCTAAAAAAATTTCAAGATTTCATTATGCAGCGGAAAGCTGTGCTTAGGTGCTGTCCGGTGTGGAAAGCTAAGGAAAGGTTTATATTCTTTTTTAATAACTTGAAGACGTTTTTTTTCTGTTATTATCATTTATATGGACATAGAACAATTATTAAAGGAAGCCAGTGAAGGTAAACGTGGAGCACATTTTGTTGAAAGTAAAATAACAAAAGACGCTATGCCTTTTTGGATTGCTTTAAAGGACAGGGTAAAGGACGGTGTAGTTATGAAACCATATGTAGTACATAGGTTACTAGACGAACACTTTAATATACAGATATCTGAATCAGCTATTAGAAAGTATCTTAAAAAATTGGAGACATCTAATGAGTAAAAGTATAGACGACCTATTAGCTGAAGCTGAAAGCAAACAGATACAAGAACTAAAAAAGGATAACCTTAAATTACTTAAGCAACTAGATAAAGCTAAGAATCGTAAAGAAGATTTAATTGACGCTGTATATAGTGCTGTACAAACTAATTTAAACTTATGGAACAAACCAAAAGTTCCTAAACCTATTAGTTCTAAGAAAACTAAGAACGAAGAGATAGCTATAGCTGTACTTAGTGACATACAATTAGCTAAAATTACCCCTGAATACAACACAGAGGTAGCTGAGAGACGAGTTGTAGCGTATGCTAAGAAAGTGGTCGAACTGGCCAACATACAGCGTAAAGCACATCCTATACGCAAGGTTGCAGTATTTGCAGCAGGCGACATTATAGAAGGTGAGCTAATTTTTCCGGGACAAACACATTTAATAGATTCAAGTCTATATAAACAAGTGACATTAGACGGTCCTAGAATTATGACAAAATTTTTTGACATATTGTTAGCTAACTTTGAAGAAGTAGATGTTCATTGGGTTATAGGAAACCATGGACACTTGGGTGGACGTAATAGAAAAGATTACCATCCAGATTCTAACGCTGACAGAATGCTAGGAAGCATAATGTCAATGATATATAGAGACGAAAAAAGAATTAAATGGACTATACCTGATAGTACAGGCGATAACCATTGGTTCGACATAGCCAATCTGGGTAAGAAATGTAAGTTTTTTATCTGGCATGGCGATAACGTACGAGGATTTAGTGGCTTTCCTTGGTACGGGTTTGGTAAAAAGCTACAAGGTTGGAAAACATTAGCTGCAAATGGTTTAATGCCTGACTTTGATTACGCAATTGCTGGCCACTTTCATACACCAACAACTATGTATCTTAATGATATAAGGTTATGGGTTAATGGAAGTACAGAAAGCTACAATACATATGCATTAGAACAGTTAGCAAGTATGGGACGACCATGTCAATGGTTGTTATTTTGTAAGCCAGGTACTGGCGTGACAGCAGAATACTTGGTAAAATTAGATGATGTATAGAACGTTTGGATAGTATATGGCAGATATAAATGTCAAAGACAAATGGAGATTACAGGGTATAGAATATAGTGGAATGGGAGACATACCACAATTTATACTCTTAAATGACAGTGGAGACTTTAAGTTTGTACCAGTTGAAAGAGGTATAACAAACTTAAGGCAACTTTTGGCTTTAGAAGAAGAGTAAGCTAAAATAGTTTCACGGGACAGTCATCCCTTTCAGGGGTCAATTTACTGTCCCTGATATGAATATGAAAAGGAGAATATGAGTAAAGATATATTACTTGCACCATTTCCTAAGGAGTTGGTTAAGCCAGCACCAGCAGGAAAGTTCGGTGATTATGTACCACACGCACATTATGTAGAAAGATTGCGTGATAGTGGAGTTAAATACAGTTGGTTTTGTGAACCAATATACAGCACACACAATGGAGAGAAAAGAATTGTAGGTGCAAAAGGTATTATAACAATACATGACGGAGACCATATGGGAACATATGAGGGCTTTGGCGATATAGATACATTTAAATTAAACAACGATAAGTTTAATGACGGTACAAATCTAAAAGACGCAGAGTCTGACGCATTTAAACGTGCATGTATGAGATTCGGATTAGGTGTAGAACTATGGTCCGGTTCAGTACAGTCAGAAGAAGAAGCTACAGCAGTTGTTCAACCTGAAGACAGAGTAGAAGTAACTAAAGTAGATATGCGTAAGAAAGAACATAAGCCTACTGCAGAAGATGAGAAACGTATGAATGATATTATGGACAGCATACTTGGTACTGAAGACGATGATGATACATCACAACAGGCACCATTCTAATGGCTGACGTACAGTTCATAGCTAAATCAGTAGCAGAAATCTTAAGAGATTGTAAACCAGAACAGATAAAAATTATTATTGGATACGCTAACAAGTATGCAACAGTAATGAAATACCCAGAAGATAGGGCTTTATGGTCTATGGACCAAGTAGATAAGTACCTTACCTTTGTAGAAAAGTCAAGCACTCTTCCTGATTTAACTCAAGAAGACGATATAGTAGATAGGATACAAAGTATAATGGGACCAGTAACAATCAAAGAAGATGGTGGAGATAATCCTTTATCTGGCACAGTTGATAAGGTGGTAAGCGAATTGGAAGAAAGAAAGAAATTTCGTGATGACTTAAAGTGTCCTTATTGTAAGGCACTAGTCTATGACAACAGAAATAACAAAAAGTCTGATAAGAGTCCAGACTTTGTTTGTAGCACCAATGACCCTGCTGTATGCGGTGGACACACAGGCAAATGGCGTAAGTCTTGGTGGTTAGATAACAGTGATATACCAGATGAATGGGGTATCAATGAAAAAGAGATTTTGTAAATCTTGCAACCAAGCTTTAACAGATTTTACAAAGTCAGACAGGAAAGTTATAGGCTGTCAGAATGTTGGTTGTGTAAAATACAACGTGATTATAAGGAGGAAATAAATGATAGTGAAATCATTTCGTGGGAAGAAGATTCCTAGTTACATTAAAAGCAAAAGTCAATTAATAGAATACGTATTGATTGAATTTATGGACGACGAACCTATTAGTAACAGTGAGTTTGTATTTGACTTACGTGCTACTAGATTTGGTAGCGTATTGTTTGAATTAAGGGACAGAGGTTTTGATATCATGACTATGCCTGCAAAAGGTAGAGGTCATTTTAAATATCAATTACAAAGTATGCCTAAGATGAGAACTAAAGCTACAAAATAATTTATGTTACTTAATAGTATCGTCAGTTGTATGTTATTAACTAGTCCTACAGTTGACGATATTAGTAACTATCAATATTGTTTAAAAGAAAAGCATATGGTTGAATACGTTTACGATTGGCAACCTACAATAGCTAAATATTTTGACAATATTGATGACCAAATAAAGTCTCTAAAGATTATATATTGTGAAAGCAAAGGTAAAGCAGATGCAATAGGTAATAACAGGGACGGTACACAAGATGTAGGGTTGTGGCAGTTTAACGACGACACATGGGCTTGGTTAACACCTAAGCTGAACCTTACAAGTAAAAGAACTAATCCTGAAGTGTCAACTGCAGTAGCTGCATGGCTAATAAACAACGATGGTTGGCACCATTGGAATAGTAGTAAGCATTGTTGGGAGAACAAATGACAGAAAAAAAAGACATACCAGTATCAAATATATTTGACAGTCCTATGTTATTACGCAATTGGGCAGTTAATTTAATAGGGGTTTTAGGTAACGCAGCTTTACAGCAAATACCTAATATAGAGAAAGTTGATGAATTAATCACACAATTTGTGTCAGATTACAACAATCAATGGGAAAAACAACAAGGAGAGGAAGAATAATGTCACATCCCGTACCCGGAATGGAGTACTTTTGTGAAGAATGTTTTAAAGATTTAGAAGAAGGAGGACATATATGCCTATGAACTTACGTAAAGGAAAGGCCTTTACTACCAGGGACGATAGACGTGTACCAGAAGCAAGAAAAATTTCTTCTGCAGCACAGAAAGTAATGGACAAGAGAATAGCGAATGCCGAAAAGCTTAATGAATTTGGGGGCAAGCGTTTTCTTGGCTTGACACCAAAGGGTGCCGAAGTCTATGTATATTATATAATTGACAGAGACACTATGACAATACAAATGGACTTTAGTCATAAACCAAGTGTCTTGCTGAAAGACGGTGCTAAATTTGCTAACAATAATTATAGCACTAGACGTGGTAAGTCAATAACAACAACCATTACCCATATGACACGTACACCACAGAAAAAGAACAATCAAGAAGTGACAGAACAGACATTAAATCATCTTATGAGACTTAAAAATCTTAATGATATTAAGTTCCATAAAGCTTATGATAAGGGTAAGGTCAGTACTCTCATGACTAGATATGTTACTGATGTAATATATACAGGTGATTTCGAAAGTTCAAATGAATACCCAACAATACAAGACATATTACAAGTATGGGAATTTCCTATGGGAGGTTCATACTTTGTGCCTGAACAGGCATGGTCTTATCCTGATGACTTAGATATTCTCTAAGTCTCAGGTTTTTTTTTAACCTAAGTCATCATATCCAAGAATTGGAAACGGCCTACTTTTTGTAACGCTTACTCTTTTTTACCTTGTAGGCCTTCTTGTAACCTTTTTTAGATATAGGCATTATAAGATTTTTCCTTTCCTTCCATTAGGATAATTTGTTTTCTTAAACTGACTTGCAGTATCCCACATTTTCAAAGCGTCCTGCATAGATTTATTAGCACGGCTTTGCTGACCAACCATTCTGCTTATGTTCTTCATAACCCAGGGATTCATTTCATTTCCTTTACTATGCTTATTAACCCATTTTGCATCGACACCTAAATCTAGTTTTTTAAATGTCTCGTACTTCTTAGTTGCGAGTATGTTATGCTGTTGCGTTCTACGTTGCATTTCGTTTCTACCCATACCCTCAGTCGTAGGATTGAAATCTGGTCTAGCGTTTTTTGGACGCCGAGCCATTAGTAACCTCCTGTTGCAGAGAAGCCACCCTTTTTCTTATATTTTTTCATTTGCTTCTCATGTCCACTAGTACCAGCATAATTATGAACAGCTTTAGCTGCATCATATACCATCCATGCAGTACCTACTCCAGATAAACCAGTAGCTAATTTAGCTGCACCTTTACCTACAAGTTTTGCTCCTGCAGATATTTGAGGTGTAGTTAATTTAGAAACTGCTGTACCTAATTTACTACTTCTTTGTACTAGGCCTTTAACATTTCCTGCTTTATCTAAATAATGTACAGCATATTTATCTCTAGGAAATAATGTAGTACCTTTAGGTTGTAGTACAGGTCTTTTACTACTTCCAAATAAATCAAATGTAACACCTCTATTACCTTTATATTTGATACCTTTACCATATTGTTTTGTTTCTTTAATGGTCATACCAAATCTATCACGACCTAAACCAGTCTGTGCTCTAGCAGCTTTACCACCTTTAATAGAAGTTCTCCATGTAGTTTTACGTTGCGTAGCTTTAGTTGGATTATGTTCGAAATAAGTTCTTGCTTCTGAAGCAGGAAAATTTATTTTAAATTGGTCAGGTGTACCTTTAAACTTAGTTAAAGAAGTTGGACTTGAACCTGTCCATTGCTTATAAGTTCTAGTAGTTATATTTTTATGTGTCTTACCACCTTTAGACCAACCTCTTCGTTTATTTTCAGTCATTAATTGACTATGAAACTTACCACTATATTCTCCAAGACCTCTTTTCCATGCAAACGTTTGACCAGTTTTTGGCATCCATTGTTGTGATTGTATTCGACCCCAACGTTTTGGATGAAAACCTTTTTTTGCATCTTTCCATCCAACGTGGCTAGTACCACTAGGAATATAATTAGGACCAATAGATTTAATAGTTTGACCAGCAGCAATAAAGCCTAGGCCATTAACCTCATCTTTTTTCTTTGGGTCAGCTTTAGCCATTAGCTACTTTTTGTAATTTGTTTCTTAGCGTATGTTTTAATAACTGCTAATGCAGCACCACCACCAGCAAGTGCAGCTAACTGAAGTGTTTCAGCTTCTACACCAACTAATGGAGCAACTGTTAACGCTCCGATAAATGCTTCTATAAATGTCCAAGCAGTACGCTCTAACATATCTTTTAAGTCATCACTCATTTTATAACTCCATGCTTCATTCCAAGGGGTCCACGCCACATCCTTTTTGAACGTCCCATCAGAGTTTCTTTTTCTTTTAAACTTATTTACTAAATTTGTCAGCTCCACCACCACCTTTATGTAATCCTATTATACCTTTTAAAGCTATTGCTCCTGGTATAAATCTATGACCGCCTTTAAACTTCGTAATGTTCTTTCTTATTTTAGCATCTCTTGCACTAGAAACATCTTCTTTTCTAGGAAAACGTGTATTGTTTTTAAAAGTTCTATTATCAGAATAAACGTTACCTACAGGTAGATTGTTAGTTTTAGCCCATTCTGCATAACCTCCACCGCCACTACCAGGACCTTGTGCAACATGAGTAGGATTACCTAAAGCACCAGTAAATTGTATATCATCAAATTGACTTCTACTTGCATTAAAATATGATTGAGTAGCTTGCTTTAAAGGTACGTTAATACCTTTCATATCACTAACACCCATTACTTGTGCTGAGTGTAAGTTACGTATAGTTGATTCTCCAAAATCTCCTCTGAAATAAGCTTCAGTCATTTTTTTAGTAACATCACCTTTAGGTTTACTAGTATCAATACCTTTCCAATCAGTTTTATAACCAAACCCAGGTTCTCCAGCAGCGTGAGCTAATATATCTTTTTTAATAACTTTACGTAAAACTGCATCTTGTATAATTTTATTATGAACACGGTTTATTTCCATTAGTTGTGGACTCTTTTCAATACCTACGCCACCTTTATCATAATGAGGTGTTAAAGCTGCTTCCATATATGCTTTGTATCCTGGTGTTTTTTCTCCACCAAAATGTTGAACAGCTGCTTCTTCCCAATCTTTAATACCAAACTTTACTTGTTCACCTGTCCATTTTTCTTGACCATATACCATTCCACTTCTAGTTCGTGCACTTGGCGGAACACCTAATCCTTGTACTAACGCAGCCATTTTAGAACTTAATTTATAATCTTGACCACCTGAACCACCTAGTTTTACACCACCACCACCTAAGTCTGGTTCAACAAGAGTTCTTTTCTTTTTACCAGTTTCTGGGTTTTCTATATATTCATATTTTGCTTCAACACCAGATACAGCAGCACGTTCTTCTAAAGTAGTTTCATGAAAGTTACCTGTTCCCATTGCTTCTACTTCCATATCACGTCTTAAAGTATCAAGGTCTGAGTGGTGTCCAGGACCTTCTTCCACTATAGATAAAGCAAATTGAACATCTCTTCCAACTTGTTTAGAGTCAAGTGGTTCATTTGCTTTACTACCTGCACCTCTAGCAACAGCTAATTCTTTGTCAGTAAATGTTCCAGTGTTTTTCATATCAACCATAGCTGCAATATCTTGAGGTCTGCTAGTGTTTAAATCACTTATTACTCCACTAGTAAATGCTTGATGTCTAAGTTTCTTTTCTGTTTCTACATCAATTAAATCATCAGCTCCAGCCCAACCAGATTTTACATTTACTTCAGCAATATAATCAGCTTTAGCTTGTGTAGCTTCAGCTAATTCAGCTTCCCACTTACCTTTTGATTCTATTGTTATATCTTTACTACCAATAACATTTCCCGTATTTATACCAATATCACTAGTACCTAGAACTTTATTCTTATTCTTTGGGTCAGTATAATTTAAAACTTCTTCAGCTAATTGAATTCTGTCATCAAATTTTTTTAACAAATTTTTAGCAGATGTAGTATCAAGTGGTTGACCTGTGTCTATTACCTTTGTATCTTTAAAACCTAAATCAGTTGTTGTTTCTTTTTTTACATTTAACGTTGTTGCTCCGGGTGTGTTAGACGGAGAAAAGACATCGCTTACATTTGCATCTTTACCTGAACGTAATGCAGCAATTACTTTTTGTTTTGCTTGAGCTTTACTTTCTTGTCTTAAAGGTGTGTCATCTATATTTGGACCTAAATTTTCAGGTAAGTTACCATCTTCAGGATTAAAAACTGATTTTTTATCAAATCCAAACTTAGCAATACGTTTAATTTCTCTCATTATAAAATAACTTTCTTATCAAGTTTAGCACCAACTACTTGAATTTCTCCACTTATCTCTTCTAGCTTTTCTAATATGTCATTGCTCTGTACATTATCTGTGTCATTACTATTGATAGTTCCATCGTAGTCTATATATGTCACCCATACATCACTTTGTTGTATAGCTGCTGCTACATAAGGATAAACTATCTTATAAGCATTAACACTAGACCCTACAAATCCATCTTTTTGCACAAGGTTACTAGTTTGTGAATCTCCTAACAGTAAACAACCTGCAGTATTTTCATCAGTATTACCCGTATGCCATAAAATATATTGAAATCCTGGTACATCATTAACATGTATCATACCTTGATGCATATTGCCATACTTAGCTTGATATCTAGTATGAAATCCACCTTCTTTTCTTAATGAAAGTTTATATTTACCAGCAGGAATTCTTGTCTCACCCCAGACTTTTACATCACGTTGCTCATCTTCTAATGTGTAACAAAGAAAATTTCTTTTACCATTAACAACATCAAATAAAATTCCAGATGTTGAATCTTTTTGTGAACTAAATCTTAGTACTTCTAATTCCATTACAACTCTCGCTTCCGTATTTACAATTACAAATCTGTATAAATGACCCATCCACCTCTTGTGTTACCATGCACATTAGCTTCCGCCGCAACAACCGTTACCACAACAGTCCATTATCTACTCACTTTTCCTTGATTGTTATCAGGTTTATCTTTTCTAAAACCTATAGTTAATAACCAAATTACTAATGTTATTATAGTCGCAAGACCTGTAACTTGCTGAGCACTGCCAGTTAGCGTTAGGGTCGCAATAACCAAACCGACAAGTGTCCAGCTTAAATTCAAGGTCTCTTTAACTATAGTTATAAACCAATTCCAAATTTTTTTAAACATTAACTTCTCCTAAATATAAATGAAGCCATAGTAGCTATTCTAGTCAAGATAACTGGGACTACAACTTCTTGAGCTTTTTCCTTTTGGTCAGTAGTCATGTCACTACCTATGTCAGTAATGTTTATATTTTGTATGTCAATATCTAGTATTACTTCTAATGGGTCTTCTATAAACTCTTCAAATGCTACTTCAGTAACAACATCAGCTAATGTATAATTTTCTACATCAGCATTTTCTACTGCACGTTCAACGTATTCTTCTACAGCTTGAGCTATTGTATCATCTTGTTTAACTGCTTCTGCAATAATTTCAACATCTTCAGTTTCAACTTGTAATACTTCAGCGACAACCTCAACCTGGTCATCCGTAAGTTCTGCAACATCTTCTATAGCTTCCTCTACTACTGCCTGGATAACTTCCTGGACTTCTTCTGATACTTCTTCTAAATTCTGTACACCAACATCATTAACTTCTTCAAGAACTTCTATGACTTCTTCTGTCTCTAGTTCCTCTACATATTCCTCTATGACTTCGGCTATCTCTTCTTCAGTAGCATCTTCTTCTACTATAGGTATATCTATAACTTCTACAATTTCAGCTACTTCTTCGACTACCTCTTCTTCGGTTAGCTCTATAGGTTCTTTCTCAACATCTTCCTGTATTGGCTCATCCAAAACTTCCTCATCAACCACTTTATCTTCCACCACAATAATAGGCTCATCTTCTATTACCTCCTCTTCTATAACTATAATTATATCATCAGGTATATCTAGCTCAATAACTTCTTCTTCGATTTCAATAATCTCAATAGTCTCTTCTATTTCTTTAATAGCTTCAACTAATTCTTCAACCTCTTCTTCAGATAAATCTTTAACAATAATAGATTCTTCAAGCTCTAATAATATCTCTTCTTCTTTTTCAGCATCAAGCTGTTCTTGAATTAAACGCTCTTCTTCAGCTTTAATCTCTGCTTCAATAGCAGCTATTTCTTCTTCCGTGAGCTCAATAACTTCCTCTTCAATGAGAATATCTTCCTCTGTAAGGGTGTCATCTGCAAGTATATCTTCGTCCAACTCATCATCTATCTCTTCTTCGATAATTTCAACAACAACATCAGGTATGTTAGTGCAATCACCAGGCTGATAACCGAACCAATCTCCACTTTCTATCGCTTCCAAATATTGTTTATACGATAAAGGGTTATCTGGGTGTTCACAGCCATTTTCGTCCCATGCCAAATACGTTGTAATATTATCTTCAACGACATCCTCTGCTTTGGGTAAGGTTGTACTTGTTGTTGTCGTACTAGGTGGCGTGTTATTAGGTACATCATATTTATAGTATACATTATCTATAAGCCACCAATCAGTTATTCCTTCTATTACTATTTCTGTAATGAATGTATCTACTGTTTCTGCTACTGCGAAAACTTTACTACCTGCTACTTCCATATCAGTATTTACATCTAGTGTAAAATTTTCTGACGCACCATTATCATAATATACAACACCTGATACACCACCTTCTTGGTCTATAGCACCATAATTAAAACCTACTTCATAAGGTTCATTTGGAAATGCAATAGTAAGACTGTCTGAGCTACCTCTAATACCTAGTTGGTATCTATCATTACCAAAGTATACACTAGCAAAACAATCCATATCTTCTATACCTATTAGACCTTGTTCATTTAGGTTTGCACATTCAGGACTTTGTGTAGTAGCAGCACTTACAACTGTGTCACTAGCTCCATATACAAATGTAATATCTGTATTTATTTCTTGATTATCAAATGTTTCTGTGACTGTAGTTTCTTCTGCTATAGAATGTATAGGCACAGCTAGTAAAAGAACTGCAGTTAATACTGCAAGTTTTTTCACATTAAATTATTGATTAACACCACCAGTGCCGAGATTGCAACTAACCAACCAGATAGCTCTTGTCTTGATATTTTTTGATTAACTTTTTCATGTAATTCATCTATACGTTTATTGATATCTTGTTGTCCTTCCAATATAAGATTCAACATTTCTTTCTGTGTAAAACCGTTTCCTCCGTTATAAGATGTCATCTCTATCCCAATCATCTTGCCAGTTCCAAGTATCCTTTTTGTGATAATAATAAGGAGTATCATTTGATTTGCCAGTTAAGAAATTATATAAATTACCATAGTTTTCAATAACTAAAACAACTAAAAATAATAATATGAGCAAATCCATAAATCGGATTATAACACATTATATATCAGATAAAGTTATTTCTAATCCTTCTATGTTATATCTTAAACTATTATAATCCCACAAACCATATCCATAAGAATCTGCTTTATCATTACATTTACAATCATCAACATAATGTGCTATAACTGCATTTTTTAATTCATCACCAATTGTTTTAAAATTAGCTATTGCCATATCTTGAGCTAAATTCCAGAATGGAGTATTGTATTTACTACCTTTAAGGTAATGCATTACTATAGTTGTTTCTACTTCTTTAATGTGTCTAACAATACTTTCATTAATTTGTTCTACATTTGTATCATATATTAAATGGTCTGTAAGATGTCTATTAATATTTTCAGTAACTGTTAAAGCTGTACCTTCCATAGGTTCTAAAAAAAATCCATTTAATCCATTGTGTAATACTCTTCCATCAAACATTTCTTCTCTGTAATAACTATCAAACTCTATTACTTTTCCTTGTATATCTGGTGTATCTATGTCTTTGTTGTATAAATGACCATAAGATATTCTATCTAGCAAAGGTATCTGCCATTTCCAACCATAAGGCATAGCTGTATGATGAGTATAATAATCATTACTAATAGTATTTTCAGAAGTTATAACTGCAGCATTAACAGGTATGTATGGACTAAGAGATAATTTTTCTTTATCTTTAGAAAAGCCACTGCAATCAATAACATAATCAGCATTTATATCATTGTAATTTGTAACTTTTTTTTCAGTTATCTTAACGCCTCTTTGTTCTAATATCTTTAATAACTCTTTAGTAAACAAATGACTATCAATATGTAGTGATGTTATATTAGTAGGAAATGGATGTATAAAATCTTTATTACCAAAGTCATTATATTTAATACCAAACTTAGGAGTAAAGCCAAGCTTATCAGCATAACTCATATCAATACCTATACCCCACAACTGAGCAGGTACAGCAGCATTAACACTTTCACCAATATCTAATAAATGATTAGTATCAGGGTCATATATAATTTCTAAATTACAATTATATTCATTATAAAATCTAAGAAAATGTACAGCTGTTAATAAACCCGCAGTACCTTTACCAATAATTGCAATTTTAGTTATTTTGTTTATAGAATTAATTAACGGATTTCGATACTCCACATCTAATGTCATAATATTAGCTTAGTAGTTATCTAGAGTTATATAAGGGTTTTCTACTGGTGCAGCAGCATTATCTAAATCTGTTTGAAATGCAGCAGCATCTTCTCTTGTAGCAAAATATTTTTGTGCAGTATGTGCATTTACATTGTGCGGAATTGTTAATGTTTTTTCTATTGTAGATATTTCATCATTTTCATTCTTTGCAGCAATAACAGTATCAAGATAAGTTTTTTCTGTTTGTACTTCTGCCCATGTAGGTTTATCTATTCCATAAACAGTACAATCACCGAAAGTATCTTCTACTAATCCTTCAACATTATTTAAAACATAACCACCATTTCTTACACAATAAGTAGCAAATGCTTGTTCATTAGTAGGGTCATCACTATATGGCAACCATACTTGAGTATTTGAACCTACATCATCAGAATGCGTAGGTACAGAACAAGTTATTATATTATTATAAGAAAAAGCTGGAGCATCAAACTCCCATATAGGTTGTGGAACTATCTTATTCTCACTTGTATCTGCTTCTGTTAATTGAGCAGCAGCATAATTTCTTTGTTCTTCATTGTTTATATCATAAATTAATTTCATCTTAAATATCCTCCTGCAGCGAGTAATCCACCGCTACCTCCAGCTCTACCATAACAACTTGAGCAAGCACTTCCTGCACCTGATTGAGCACCACCAGCTGATGTTACAGTACCACTATTAGAATAAGTACCTCCACATATAGCTACTAAAATACCTCCGCCAGAAGAACCACCACCACCAGAGTCACAGTTACCTCCACAAGATGGTAAATCTCCAGATGAACCTTGTCGTCCACTAGTTGAAATAGTTGCACCAGAAGCTACTGTAAGATTTCCTGATGCATATATAACAAGTAATCCACCAGTACCATCTTGTCCAGCATAACCATTAGAACTAGAACTTTGATAACCTGTACCTGCAGAACCACCAGGGTTTCCTGTTCCACCAGAACCACCTGCTGATTGTGACCAGTTAGCATTATGTCCATTACCACCGTTACCACCAGCATTACCTAAAGTTCCTGCAGCACCTCCACTAGAACCACAACCATAGTTAGACCTTCCATGTCCTCCACCACCAGAACCTCCTGTAAAACTAGAACCACTTTCTCCTGTTCCACCAGATGCACAACCGTTACCACCTGCTCCACCACCACCAGCAGTTAAACCAGTTGTAGTATTGCTACCATCAACACCTGTATTACCACTAGCACCACCTGCAGCAGAACCTGCAGTTGCTATTGTTGTAGTTCCTGCTGTTCTATATATGCCTGTACCATCATTAATTTGTACAGCTTGTTCCGCTTGACCATCAGCACCTCTATTAACCATTGATATAGTGCCATTAACAGTTAAATTACCATCAACAAAAAGATATAATCCTCTTTTTCTAGCAGATACAGAAAGAGTTTGACTTGCATTTACAGTTAAATTACCTTCATATCTGACTGCTGTTCCAAGACTATCTGCAGTACCTGAACCTACATTTGTATCACCTGATATTGTAGTATCACCTTCTACTTTTAAACCTTCCATAGCTAGTGTTACACCATTAACATTAAAACCACCAGATACAGTTGCATTAGAAGTACCGAATGCAAAATTCTTTACATGCCATAATAAATCAGCAGATGTTGCTGAACCTAAATAAGGTGGAAGACCAGCACCTCCTCCTCCAAATCCTAGGTTTTGATAACCAAATGATGTAGGTCCTACCATGGCTTACGCCTCGTGGACATCATCTACTGTATAGAATATCTTAATTCCTATAAGTTTTGCATCTTCTGTCATGTCGTCATTTGATTCGTCATGGTCTCTTGCAATATCGAAATATACTAATTCACCAGCTGCTGGAGAACCTGCTACTGTTACAGCTGCACTTTCTCCTGTAATATATAAATCTTTAGCAGCACTTATAGCATCATCAGTAACTTGTACGGCTGTACCGAATGCTGTATTTAATGAATCACTATCAGCTAAAGCTACAGCTTTTAATGCCCAAGAGACACCATCTGTATCTGTTGCTTCAGACGTCCAATAAACTTTAAATGTAATTGTACTTTCGTTCCAATATGAAGGAAAAGCTACTGAGAACTGTGCATGTTCTGTTGCAGTAGCATCAAAATCTAATGTATAAAGGTCAGGACCTGTGTTACCACCTGAGTCTAATCCTGCAATTCCAGCACATCCATCTGTTTGTGTTGGATACATAGCTGCAGCAGGTACCCATATTGATTGTTTACCTATTGCATCATTAGTAAATGTTAAATCATACGGGTCTCCATCAGTTCCGTCTGATGTATCTGTCCAGTTTGTTGTAATACCTGAACCAATAAACTTAACTTCTCTTGCTGTATAAACTCCTGATGCGACAGCAGGGTTAATTGTAACCTCTGTACCATCATCATCTTCTAATACAAAACCTTGTTGAATAGCATCGTGTGCTTC